CCCGCTTTGTGGAAGCAGAAGCCTCCTCCAGCCGCTTACCTAAGGCGACACTTTTCCCTTGTCAGGGAAAAGCGAACCAGAGTGCTATGATCTCACGATCTGCGCACTCCGCCAATGGTACTTTTCGGTAACGAAAAGCTTTGACCCGGTAACATCAGAAGCCTGACCTTGACGGTCAGGATTAAGAAATCCCGGGTTTCTCAGTTTGCGTCCCAGATAAGCAGTGTGATGCCACCCTTCGGGAAGTTTCTCAACTTCACCTAGAGTGACTGCACTTCTTATCCTAACGCGGTCATGGGTTGGAGACGCCCAAACGTAGTCCTCTTTGATAAAGTATTCATCATACTCTACCTCAGGGCCCACGCCAGGACATCTTTTGCCAAAGACAGTACGGCACCGTTCTCGGACGATGCTTGCAGCGATCCCGAACTCCTTTCGGAGGTCAAGACGTATGCCAGCACGTACAAAGCGGTTATGTAGGCGAACGTAGTCATGCGGTCTGCGACAGACATCTTTTTGATAACAGGGAGTAACTTCCTGATCACCAAAATAGTGCTTGCCGCAAGACTCATAAAAGCGAGAGCCACATGTAAATGATTTGCGCTCATTGATTGTAAAACCTCCCCACGCTAGAATTTCCAACGTGGATCGGTAGTCGCAATCAAGAACCACTAGATCATCCCCGTACACTGAGAAAACACCTCCACTGCCAGCCGCCGATATTAAGGCATAGAAGATGAGCGACTCTAGTTCAAAAGTAAAGGCATTGCCCATACTCGAGAATTTCGAATTCGCAAACTTCCTTTTCCTGTACTCGGTGAAATGACAGCGGACTTGCTCAAGTAGCTCAAACCACTCACGTGGTAGGAGCAACCGAACCAAGTTGGTGCATAGAGTATCGCTAGCGTTACTTAGGTCTAGGGTGCTTAATCCCCAAACCCGTGCTATTCTAGCGAGATCTTGATTGATCGTCTGGTCACCAAGATCTACTCCGAACAGAGAGAGCCTCGACCTGATATAACGGCCGATCCCCTGCTGAACGTAACTGTTCAGCGTGGGCTCAGCCGCAATCGGTCGATGGGTCTTCACTGTCTTGGGAACCATTACCATACGGTTGCACTTGACAATCTTAAGAGTGTCGAGTGGGCCGACGAGCGATGCCATG